ATACTGAATGGTGGATTGTTCACTGAGGGAGAAGGAAACACTGAAGGCAGTGTTGCCGAACTGGTTGTAACCGTTGCCAAAAGAGGCAGGGTTACTGTAAAGAAATTTTGCACTAGTTTTAATTGAACTCTACATCCCAATAGAAAAAGCGCACTTCCCCTTTCTCAAGGGGCAATTTCCTGGGCTCTAAATCGCACTCAAAATCTCATAATAAAAAAGCAATCTTTCTTAAGGATTGCTTAAACATTATAAGTGATTATTTAGGATTTGTCAATCTTCTGGTTCCAAAGAAACGATTTCTAATTCATCGTCATCCGGTTCAATCCACTCATAAAACTCAGCAAGAATAGCACGAGCATCCTCTTTAGAAACTTTTTTATCCGCAACACGATCGAGAGACCACTCTCTAACATGTGCAACAATATCTTCAGTCTTCGTTTCCATAATAATCTTTTCTGAAATATCTGTTGAGGATGTTGCTATTGTAGAATGCTGGATCTCCGTTGTCAAGGGATTCTGTAAGAACTCCATTGACGAAAAGTTGTTTTGTCTCTTCAAAGTTTGTTTTGCCCTTTGTTTTATGTAATGATAAGATAATTCTACTAAAATTTTCTCTGCCCAATTTATCAATGTCTTCTTTAAGTTCTGGACAAGACCCATAGTATTCTTTCCAATTAGATTCTGCTTTTACTTTACGTTTTTTTCCTTTTGGAGTTCTGAATTGCCAAAAGTACTTTCTACCGATATATTGTCTGTTATTGGTTTTGTTTGTGATGAGATAAACAAACCCAAAGTTGTCCCCAATATCATTAGTGCCAAATACTTCTCCATTGTAGGTCCAAGGATTTTCATAGTCAATATCTGTACTCATTTAATATGTGCAATACTTCATCCAGATATTTATGAGCAAGTCCTTTCATGTCCATATCGTGTCTAACGTGCTCTAGGTAAAGCTGATTTTTTAATTTCAACACACGAACCTTTAGTTCTTCTCTTGTTACTTTATTTTTGGACATAAAAAAGAGGAGGTTATTCCTCCTCTATGTAGTCTTTTGATCCCAACCATTCTTTACAATAGTCATAATCTCCAAACATAAACTCATCGCATTCTGCCGCTTCTTGATAATCGTTCAGAATTGCCTGTTCACACCATTCATCATAGTTTGAATCCTGAGAAAGTATCTTTGGTAACATCTTGTTCTAATATGATATATCTTATTTTATTAATGAATTTTGTATCTTTGAAATTTTTTAATATCCTGAGAGAATAAGTTTCCAATAAAATTATATGTTTTCAATTTATATTCCGGCGGAATTGATAATAAAAAACTATTGGAACTGTATCTAACTCCACTTTTTATTTGAGCAACTTCATGTACCCAAAAATAATCAGCTGGCCAAATCATCATTTCCCCACGAGTTAACTTAACTTCATAAGAACCATTAAAAAATTTAAATTCTCCTCCCGTATAATTATCATTTAAATTAAATGTTATACTTCCATAAGTAAAAGGATCATGATCAGTATGAGGATGAATTTTATCTCCAACATCATATCTCAATAGTCTGAACATGTGTGAATATAAAAAAGCCTTATTTCTTAGGGCAGGGATATGAAAACATTTAAATGAATCGAGATAGTCAATGTATTGATTTATTGCTTTTTCAGTTTTAGTAAAAATTAAATTATAAGTTTCTGTTTCTTCCTCCAAAGAAATCCTTTTAAATGTTGATTTAGTATCTACTCCGGTATTAGAATCTGGACAACTTTCTAGTACATACTCTGAATATTTTTTTTTATGTTCATCAATAAGAATATCGCACTCATCATTTGATAAAAAGTTGGGAACTCTATAAATTAGGTCGGTAATATCAAATTTCATAATTGGAGTCCTGAGAAAGTATTTTTGGTAACATCTTGTTTAATACCACCTACTACGTATGATTCGACTTCTGTTTCCTGGGGAGCCACCTGAAGACCTTTAGAGGAAATCCAGTGCTGAGTCCAAGGAAGTGGGTTGTTGTTTGCTGAAATATCGGGACATGACGTTTGAATTATAATATGCTGGGGTTCCGTCGTCAAGTCCTTCTGTGAGGACATTGTTGACGAAGAGTTGTCTGGTCTCTTCATAGTTTGTTTTGCCCTTTGTTTTATGTAATGATAAGATAATTCTACTAAAATTTTCTCTGCCAAATTTTTCAATGTCTTCTTTAAGTTCTGGACAAGACCCATAGTATTTTTTCCAATCCGATTCCGATTTGACTTTACGACTTTTACCTTTCGGAGTTCTAAATTGCCACAGATATTTTCTACCTATGTATTTTCGACCATTAGATTTGTTTTCTATTAGATAAAAAAATCCAAAATAGTCTTCAATATCTTTAGATTCAAAAGGTTCACCTTTATAATACCATGGATTATCGTAATCGCAACTCATCAATATAATCTAAAACATGATTCAGATATTTATGAGCAATCCACTTCTCGTGGCTTGATATTAATTCTTCATCCAATTTAAATTTAAGTTTTTCTACTTTTGCTTTTAATGAGAAAATATCTGTGATGTGAATCATAAAAAAAGAGGAGGGGTTACCTCCTCTATCTATAAGTTTTAGTTGTATTATTACAATTTGAAACCACTAAATGTGTCCTTTTTCACATCTTGTTTAATTCCACCGACTACATAACTTTCTACTTCTGTTTCCTGGGGAGCCACCTGGAGACCTTTAGAGGAAATCCAGTGCTGAGTCCAAGGAAGTGGATTGTTGCTTGCTGAAATATCGTATTGTGATTTTAATCCAATCGCCTTTAACCTCCTATTAGCAATCCACTCAACGTATTGTTGAAGAAGTTTATCGTTAAGTCCAATCATGCTACCATCTTTGAACAGATAATCTGCCCATCGTTTTTCTTCATTTACAGCACGATTAAACATCTTATATGTCCACTCTTCCTCTTCCTTCATAATTTGTTTCATTTCCGGATCATCACCATCTCGCCATTTATTCAGAATGTTCTGAGTAATAGCTAAATGTTGGTTTTCGTCTCTTGCAATAAGAGAGATAATTTTAGCTGATCCTTCCATAAGCTTAAGTTCACCAAATGCGAAAGAACAAGCAAAACTAACGTAGAACCGAATACCTTCAAGAATGTTAACGTTTGCGATTGCTCTGTATAATTTTCGTTTAACATCATTGAGACTTTGTTGTGCGTATGTGACTTTTTCAAGATTGTGCATCCAAGCATTGGATGAACCATAATCTTGCGATGCTTGAATAAAATCATCATATGACTCCGTAACGCTCTTAGCACGTTCCAGAATACGTTCATTAGTAATGATCGTATCAAACACTTCACTTGGATCAGAATAGATATTTTTGATAATGTATGTGTATGAACGACTATGGATCATCTCCATAAATCCCCATACTTCCATACATGCCTCCAACTCAGGTAGTGAGCAATATGGAATGAAAGCCATTCCAGGTCCACGACCCTGAACAGAATCAAGCATAATTTGGTACTTCAAATTTGATGTATAAATGTGTTTCTGTTCTGGACGCAAAGTTTGATAGTCACCACGATCCTTCTGAAGAGACACCTCTTCGGGTCTCCAAAAGTATCCTAATTGCTGTGTAGTCAGTTTATCGAAGACTGGATATTTGTATGAATCATATCGTTGTATCCCAAGAGGTTTTCCAAAAAACATCGGCTGTTTTTTTGTATTCACTTGTTCAGTGTTAAAAACCGTCATCCCCTTGACTTGTGTTTGTTCTTCCGTGGAAGAAATTTTAAACTGCACAGGATTCACACTCTCCCTCCTCTACTGAACTTAACTCACTTAGCAAATCTTGAAGTTTGGGTTTCTCTTCCACCACCTCATCGGTTTTAATATCATAAGTATTTTGATAATAGGAAGTTTTCCACCCATACTTGTATGTAGTCAAAAAGTCATTTGCCATTACTGAAGTAGGAACTTCATTATCCGGATAATTCTCTGGGTTATAGGACCAGTTTCCACTAATCGCTTGATCGAAGAATTTTTGCATGACAGCAACAATATTGATATACCCACGATTGCTAGACATATCCCACAGAAGCGTATAATTGTTCTTAAGTGTTTGATACTGGGGAACAATTTGTTTAAGAGGTCCCTTCTTCGATTTCTTAACGGACAAATAGTCTCTAGGTGGTTCGATTCCATTGGTTGCGTTTGACACAACGGAACTGCTCTCCGATGGCATCTGTGCGGACAATGTTGAGTGCCTAAGCCCGTGTTCCAAGATGGATGTTCTAAGTGCTTCCCAATCATGCTGGTAAGGAATAGAAGAGATTTCGTCTACATCTTTTTTATATGTATCAATTGGAAGAATGCCATCAGCATATTTGGTGCGTCCAAAATATTCACAATATCCCTTTTCTTTTGCAAGTTGATTAGATGCTTTTAGAAGATAATACTGGAACGATTCAGACAAACCATGAACCGCATCCCATGCTTCTTGAGAATCATAATTAAACCCAAGTTTTGCCAAATAATGTGCCAGACCAATAAATCCTACGCCAAGTGATCTTCTTGCCTTTGTAGCACGTTCTGCTGCCTCTACAGGATACTTTTGATAGTCAATCAATTCATCCAATCCACGAACGGAAAGGTCACAAAGTTCTTCAAGTTCTTCATCTGATTTTACTTTACCGACATTAATTGCGGAAAGAATGCAAAGTGCAATCTCACCTTCACCATCAATATGTTGGATTGGATAGGTTGGTAAGGTAATTTCTTGGCAAAGATTACTCATCTCAACTTTATCCTTAAAGGATGAATGAGAGTTGCAATGATCAATATTCATAATATAGATACGACCCGTCTCAGCCCTTTCTTTAAGAAGGTTAAGGATGAGTTCTTGTGCTTTAACAGTTTTCGACGGAATGGACGAATCGTTTTCATATTGAACGTATAAATCATCAAACTTGTCTGTCCCGAAAAAATCATAAAGTCCAGGTACATCATGCGGGGAGAAAAGCGTGATCTCACCGTCTTGAATAAACCTTTCATAGAAAAGTTTACTGATTTGGATGCTGTAATCAAGTTTTCTAACACGATTATCCTCCGTACCTTTATTGTTTTTAAGAACTAAGATATCTTCTATTTCTTGGTGCCAGATTGGGAAGTGTACTGTCGCGGATCCACCTCGTATGCCATTTTGCGTGC